TGACCCGATTCGTGCCATGGCTACCTCCGCACCCGAGGCGTGCTGCTTCGAACGTAAGAGTCCGCTGCGCTCGGCTGAGGTCCCACGAGGTCTGACCGTAGATCCGCTGCTTGCGTCCAAGCCATGGCCGGTGCGATCGGCGCATCGTTTTGGCGCGTCGGCCCATCTTCATTCAGGCCCACGAAAGCGTGCCATCCCAACACGCCTTGCGGCGCAGCCGGAGGATTGATGGATAGGCCGCCGTCAACAGCTTCGACTTGTACGGCCTCACTGAATTCACCGACCGTGCCCAACGGATGCTGCCACGCGATTGTCACCCTATACACCCCTGGAGTGAGACCGCCTCCGACCGCAGTATCTACCTCCGGCTGGTCGGCGCGGGGAACAGCGACGGCCACTAGGCCGACACCGTTCTGCAAGAACCGCTGCAACGACCGTTCGGCAATCGCATTGAACTCTTTTGCCCGACCTTCGTACCGGTCGTTCAAGTGCCGGTAGTACGCATCACGGTAGACCGCCGCGAGCGTCTGCACGGCCAACAGGTCGCGGAGTTCATCATTGACGAACACATGCGATAGGCCGACGTGAGCTTCGCGATTCAACAGGAACGAAGTCAGTTCGTATCCCACCCATCGCTGCGCCACCTGCAGTTTCGAGCTGAGCTCGATTGACTCCGTGCTGGCGATTTCGAGAACGTAATTGTCGTGTTCGCGCAATGTCTCCGGGCACAGGATGATTCCATCCGTGAACAGCATGACGGTCATCCCTTCTCGTTGCGGTTCTTGCCGCTACGCCCGCTGTGGTCGTGCACGACCGTGAACTGAATCTTGCTCGCTGCCAGTGCCTCTTCGGCCGCAGCCAACGCCGCCTTCGACTCCGCGTGGAACGCGGACCGCTCGTCCTCGGTGGCAAGTCGAACCTTGCCGTCCGTTACGAACCTGGCCGCGATCTCGCGGCTCACTTCGGTAGCGACGCCGGCCTTGCCGCCCTCTGGCGTCTCGAGGCTGATCACCACCGGAAACGGTTCCGCGATGCTGCGCTCGATGTCGCGAATCTTCTGGAAGTACATTCGGATGTCCACTCGGTTTTCCTTTCTTTCGATGCCATCAATGACGAGGGGCCCCGGCACGCCGGAGCCCCTTTTGGTTGCAAAATGCAACTAGCTGCGAACCTGAACGCCGTGATCCGCGCGAAGGACTGCACAGCCGTACAGCACGTCCACGGTGAACTGCTGCGCCAGCGTGTTAGGCGCATAGCTCATGAGGACGCGAACGCCGAAGTTGCCCATTTCGGCGTACTCGGCGATAGCGCCGGTACCCGGAAGCGGTTGCGGCAGCCGGCGAGTGACTAGGCCAATCGCGTTCCGCGAGAACGCGATATTGTGCGTCGTCACCGGCGTCACACCCGTCTTGGTCATGAACTGCGAGCGGAACACGTAGAAGTCTTTGATCTTGCCGACGTTACCGTCGATTAAGGCGCGCAGGCCCGCTTCGCCGGCGCTGCCGTACTCGCTGAACCGCGGAATCTGCCGCAGTTGCGAATAGGCTGTGCCATCGACAACCAAGTACTTGGGTTGGCTGGCCGGAACCTTCGAGTTGAACAACGCTGTTTCCGCCAGATCGACTGCCGCTTCCGTCAGCGCGGAGCCGCCAGTGCCAACGATCGGATTCGCGGAGAACTGAGAGTAGAGTCCTAGCAAGTCCTTTTCGATCTTCTCGGCCAGCGCGATCACCGCCGGTTGCATGTACAGCTTCAACAGATCCGGCACCGCCAGGATCTTGGTGACGTCCGGGATCTGGAACGTCGCTTCCGCATGCGTGTTCAGCACGATGGAAGCGTTGCCCACGTTCGGGCTCTGTGTGATTACCGATCCGCCTTCGGCGATGTTGTTCGCCACGAGTGTCGGAGGAATTGGCACGTTCACCGTATCGCCTGCCTGCGCCAGAGTGGGCTCGAAGTCCCGGTTGACGAGGTTGCCCATCACCAGGTTCCCGACCAGTGCGGGAAGCGCATCCACCGCTACGAGCTTCACGATTGCATTCGCCAAATTGGCTGAAGTGATTACCGGCATTTATCTTTTCTCCTGTCTTCTTTGTCACTTACGAATTCCCGGCCTTCAGGCACACCTCTACTTACATCCGTTCGAAAGTATTCACTGTGTGTCTGGGAACCGGCTCTTGCTAACTACACGCTGCGGACGGAATGACCCGCAATGCGCGCAATCTCCTGCCGAACTTTGTCGAGCTCTTCCGCGCTCATGCCCGGCCGGATCTTGTCGATGTCGATGGTGCCTGCACTAATGGGCGCCTTGTGCCCCGAGCCTGCACCCGATCCACCCTGAATTCTTCCCGGAAGCAGTTCCGGATTGTCGTTGAGAAACGAGGTCAAGTACTCGCGTATTCCAACATCCCCGTTATCAGTCTTGGCCGTGAGGCGTCCGTCTGCGCCGCGCCGAATGTCGTCGCGGACTGCCTTGAACGCGAGGTCGACCTTCGTGACGCCGAGCCGCTGCAGTTCAGTGCGAATGCTCGAATGGCGCTCCATCTCCTCCGCCATTTCGCGGCTCTGCCGGTTCTCCTCCACCAACTCGTTCAGGCGCCGCTCGAGCTGCTCGCGCCTCTTACGTTCTTCGAGTAACTCGACCTTGTAAGCCGGCTCGACTTTGGTCTGTTCGACCCTTGCGTACTCCTCGATTGCGCTACGTATCAAATTTCGTACGTCCAGCGTCTCTTCGGAGTTCGATCCGCCGTTTGCTGTGTATTCTTCCATAGTCTCCTCTCCCCCGAACGTCCGTTACCTTCGTTCGAAGCTTTCGTCGATCTCCCTCGCGATCCGGTCCTTCACTTCCTGCCGGACATCGCAAAGGTACTTGTAAGCCAAGCGCTTGAACACCTGGCGTTTCATGGTTGGCGACTCGATGCCGAGTGACAGCAGCCGCTCGGCATCCTGCAGATCGGTACTGAAGTCGCGAATGTCGAAATCATCCAGGCCAGAAACGTCGATCTGAAGGTCGTCACAACGCGCGGCTTGCACGGCTCGCATTACGCGTTTCAACGTATCCTTCACTGCGTCTCCGTAAGCCCGTAATACTTCCTGCGTGATTGCGAAGTCCCGCACCTTGCTCAGCCCCGACTGGGCGGACACCGCGGTGTTACTCCCGGTCGACTGTGTCATCAGGTAGCAAACCCGGTAGATCTCCTCCTGTAAGCGCGAAAGGTTCTCCGCCGCAATCTGATAAACGTGACCCTCAGGCTCGGTCCAGCCGAACCGGTCCGTCGGCGCGAGTTGGATGTAATACGACTCGCTTACAATCTGGTTCCAAGGCCTCTCGGAGTAAATCACCGGCGTCGCGAACAAGCCCATTGTCAACGCCCATGAAAGCGCGTTCGACTTGTTGAAATGTTCTAACTGCAGAAGGCCAGCCTTATTCATCAACCACAAACCGTCGCTGACCTTGAGTTCGAACAGCGGCACCCGCCGCTGCGCCGCGAGAGCATGAAGGCCCTCGTCTACGAGTTCCACCTGCGCATCACGGTCCTGGCCTCTGCGATACGTCCGGTATGTCGTACGGTCGTAGTATCGCCACACCGTCTCCTTATCGAACGAAGGCGCGTCGGGGCCGTTCTTGCGAAGATACTCCGTCCGCAACACCACCCACTCGAAGCTGCCGGCGTCGTCGAGACTCCAGTTGATGAGGCTCTCGGCCGGGCAGTCGACCAGATAGCCGCGAGAGGCGCCGATCAGGTCCTCCTCCGCGCGGCTTCCAACGGTTCTTGGACACTTCGGGAAATCGACAAGTGTGTAAGACACCCCGGACACCAGCGACTCGATCAACTGCTTGCGAAAGAAGTCGCTGATAGTCGTTCCTTTGAGGTCACAATCTTCCGTGAACTCGCTGAAGAATTTTCGCCCGTGCTTCGATGTTCCTTCCACGTGCATCTCCGGTTCGCGCCGGAACAGGGTCGCCGCATACCAATCGATGATCGACCCGACGTAGTTTTCGTAGAACACTTTGCTGAGCCGCTCGCCGTATACGTCGGCGGGTTCCTTCTGGCGCGGCGCAAGGTATTCGGACGCATGTTCTTTCAACTGCTCGCCGCCGACGTACAGGTCGCGGTACTTGCGCCACATCGCCTTCCGGCTCACGTAGTGCGGATGTTCCACATTGATGTTCTGCAACTTGCTTCTCCTTACAAAAGCCTGTGCGGCTGATCGCCGTAAATCACCGGTGTGCGTGTCTCTTGCCACACCAAATAGCCCAGCGCATCGGACAAGTGCGTCCGCTTCGGGTCGCGATCCTTGTCAATCTGCGTCGTGCCGGCCTTCCAGACCACTTCTTCCAGATCGCGGATGAGTTCCCGGCACTGCGGCGCTACCCGCATCTGTACTTCACCGTTCGCCGAGCGGAGCTTCGCGTTCACCATCAACACGCGATCTCGAACGGCCGGATTTGACTTCGGTACCCGGTAATCGATGAACCGCTGCGCAGTCCGCGTGAAGAAGTCCCGCATGATCTGGTAGTCGCTCGACCCGGTCGTCCTCAGGTTGTTGCCTGAAGCGTCCCCGTACACAACCAGTCCGCTCCCCGTATAGCGGCTGAAGCGATTCCAGAACGTCTGGCACGCCTCCCACGTACTCACTCGGCTGAGGACGATCTCGTCAAGAACGTGAATCGTGTCGCCGACCCGCTGAGCGACGATCGAGCACATGGGATCGACGTTGAAGTCGACGGCCCAGTACAGCGGCAGGCCCAACTCCAAACGCGTCTCCGCAACGTGAGTCGTGCGGCTGAACGTGTGATACACCAATCCGGAGTCAGCCGCCAGATACTCGCCCAACACCTCTTGCCGGAAGAACTTCTCGTCGTAGCTCGATTTCAGCCGATCGTAGAAGTCCGGTATCTGATCCAGAATGTACCGATTCTCGAAGGGCTTCGCTACGATCACGTCGTAGCCGTCAACGCGGTTGCCGATGAACCGTCGATGCACCCAGTCGTGTCCCTTCGGCGTCCACACGGCAAAGCCGCACAACCGCTTGGCTTTCGGATCTCGAAGGCGGCCTTCCAGTCGTAGCCACGCTTCTTCGGTCGTGTAACTCAACTCGTCGACACCGAACCATGACAGATTGGTACCGCGCAGCCGCTCGAATTCGTCCATCGATCGCAGCAGTATGCGCGACCGGGTGTCCTTCATCGTCAGCACGAACTCACTCTTGTTCAGGTCGTATGGAATGCCATTGACATCCAAGACCTGTGTGAAGGCTGCCAGCGTTGCGTCCCGAAGCATTGGGTAAGTCGGAGCGCCGATCAGGCCGGTTAGCCCTGGATTCAGGTAACTCAGCTTGATCGCTTCCTGACAAAGTGCGGCGCTCTTACCCGATCCGATTGGCCCCGAGTAGCCTTTGAACCTCGCGGTTGACCCATGAAACTTACGCTGCGATGGCAGCGGCGAATAGACTATCCCTCGCTTTCGCTTGTTGCCGTCAACGAATCGATCCATGTCACCTCGATGTCGCGCGGTGTTTCGCGATCGAACTCCTGCTGTGCCTGCAGCAGCCGTAGAAAGTCTCCGACCGTGAACTTGAGGTCATCACCCTTCAGCTTGTTTTCGACCTTCGCCAGCAGGTCTTGTATTTTCTTTGCCGGACCTCTTCTCCGAGTCATGTACTCCTCCCCCAAAAAACCGAGAGCCGGGGATTTCGCCCCGGCTCTCGCTTCACACTCCGCAACTTTCTGTTCTTTTCGGCTTCGCTCCCGGTGTTTGCCCCGGTCGCACTGCCTCGTCTGAATCAACACTATCAAACGGTTTTTGACTGCCCGCCTAGCGCAAACTGCAAGCCATTGAAAATGCACGGAATATAAATCTTAGAAACGCAAAACGCTCTTGCAGAACTCCGCGGA